GAGGCGGTTACGCGCCGCTATCCCGCGGAGGAGGCGTCGTCCGACGGCGCGGAACTCTCCGGGTCGAATACGTTAGAGTTCCGGTTCGAGATAGACGGGAACCTCCCGGGACCGCGGGCGGGGTATCTCGACTTTGGTCGAACCCGACCGTTCGGACTCGTCTCTCGGGACGCGGAGGTAAGCGCCCCGTCCTCGACGGTCCTCGACTCCGGGCGGGACATTACCCGACGGTTCGACCTTACCATGATGGAACTCGTCCAAAAACTGTCCGTTGAGGACGGCGCGACCTCGTTCGTAGATACACAGGACCGTCTACACTATGAACCAGCGGGCGACTCGACCGCGCCGGAGGCGATAGACTACGCCTCGACGCGGGTCGTAGACGCGGAGTTTAGCCGGGACTCGACGGACATAGTGAACCGCGTAACCGTTCAGGGCGCGGACGACCTACAGGTTCAGTTACAGTCCTCGGGGAGTATCGCGTTCTACGGAGTCGCGCCCCGGGATAAGCCTCTCGTCGAGAAAGAGATTCAGAACCGGGACGAACTCGTAGCTTACGGGGAGGGGTTCCTGAACGATAACGCGTGGGACGACACCGCTATGAGTTTCACAATAGCCGACGCCGCTTACCGGGCGATAGAGATAGGACAGGAGATAGATATTTCATGGCCCGCACAGAACATTAACGGGACGTTCGTCGTCTCCTCGAAAGAGGTCGGGGAGGCGGGGAAAGTGACTATCGGAGTCACGGGGTCGGAGGCATAACATGGCGACAGACGACGGACTCTCAAACGGAGACATACTGAAAGCCCTCGGATTGAAACTCCCGAACACACAGGCGAACCCTCTCCGGGATTTGTGGAACGACCTCTCGGACTCGACGGACCACGAGACGTTTTCCAACGACGTTCAGGGGATTAGTTCATGGTCCGAGTTCGAGACGTACCTACAGGATAATCACGGATTCTCCGCGGGAGAGGCGTCCACGTTCCGGGAACAGTTGGAATCAAAATACGCCTCATTCACCGACTTTCGGGATGCTCTCTCGACGTTCGACTCCTACGACGAGTGGGAAAACTCCCTGTCATGGGGGGAAACCGTCGCCGGGGAGTCCACGGACGAGGACGACCGACTCGTCACGGGGTTTCGATTCCATGACGAGGCGGGCGTAACCCGGGGGGGCGTTCAGGTCCCCGCCGGGACGGTCGAGATTTTCGGGGAGGAGGTTCACTTTTCCAATACGTCGCCGCCCGTCGAGGAGGAGAGTTCCGAGTCCCTGTTTAGTTGGGCGAACGAATCCCACAGTCCCAATGTTCCGAATCCCCACGAACCGGTCACTATCTCCGCGGACGTGACCAATAACGGGAACTATGCAGAACCATTGGTAGCCGCCCTGAAAGTCGAGGGGTCGGTCGTCGACGAGTCCGACGTAGTGAAAGTCGAGCCGGGGAACTCCCGGACCTTTAGCTTCACTCATAGATTCGACGAGGTCGGGTTTTACGACGTTCAGATTAGCGGCTCCGCGACCCAAACGATATCTGTCGCGCCCGAGGAAATGGTTACATATTGATATGCCGGACATACAGAGCCTCGTCGCAGAAAACAGACAGCGGATTAAGACGACGGAGGGAACCTTTCTCGAAACCGCGGAAAGAGGGCGGATAGAACTCTCGTTCGCCCAAAACACCGTCTCCGTGGACGTAACGATAGCGGTCTATAAGCGGAGTCTGAACGACGGACTCTACTCGGGCCATCCGAACGGGGCAAAACATGGGTCCGGTCACGGCGTAGCGGGCGACGTTCGGGACGGATGGACTCTCGTCGAGGACTCGACGAACTCCGTCGCATGGACCCGGGCGGGACGGACCGCTATCAGGGACGCCCTGAACGCCGACACAGGCGCGTTAGCGGAGGGCGGTATCGGGACGGGGACCTCGGCCGCCGCCTCCGGGGACTCCGCCCTCGACGCTAAGAGTTCACAGGTCCACGCGTTCGGAATAAAGGACGCCTCGGACGTGACCCGAGGAGTCGCCGTCTACGGGTTCTCGGACCATGACAACTCCGCGACGGAGTTCGGACTGTTCGACGCCTCCGGTCGCCTGTTAGCCCGGGCGACGACCGACGACGTTTCCCCGACGAACGAGGAGGAGGTTCGGGTCGGGGTAATTCTCGACATACAGGGGTCCGGGACCGGAAACGCGGTCGTAACGAACGACGGAGAACAGGCGATAGCGGACGCCCTACAGGTAAAATCTACCGTCGTCGGACTCTACGAGTTCGCGTATGGGTCGGGGTCCTCCGAGTTTAGTAAGTCCGACTCCTCTCTAACGACGGAGGAGTTCCGCGAAACCCTCGTCCGGGAGAAAGAGTTAGAGGCCCTACGCGTCCACAGGCGGGTTCAGGAACAAGACCCCTCGAACGCGGACCTCGACCTCTCCGAGTTAGCCGTCTACGATAATCAGGGTCGCATGGTCTACGCGACGACGTTCGACGGGTTCACATACGACGAAAATACGGAGTTTAAGACCTCCGTCGAGTTTCTGTTCTCCTGAACTCCGCCGTCGCGTAGGAAAATACTTAGGCAGTCCCTAACCTCGACCCGGTAGCATGACGACGACGGACGGATTCGAGTGGCCGCAAAACGACCCCCTTTTCGAGGTGTCCTTAGACGCTATCGCGGAGGGGTTGGACGGGAACGGCGTTCTCGCGTCCGGCGACCTACAGGTTACAGCGACCGCGAACGCGAACGAGATACAGGTCGCCGCCGGGGACCTGTGGTATGCTGGTAGCGTCTACTCCCTCGGGGCGGCGGAGACGCATGTCCTCATCGACGGAGACGCGACCGACGATAGGTGGGACTCCGTGGTTTTCGACACAGGAGGCGGGTTCTCGAATGTCCTCGAAGGGAACGCGGAGGCGAACCCGGAACCCCCGAGTCCGGGGGCCGGACAGGTTCTCTTAGCGTATATCTACATCGCCTCCGGGGAGACGGACGTAACCGACTCCGAGATTAAGAATTTCCGGGCGTTCTCGACGGATGCCGCGGACGTTCGACTCGACGACGCCGCCGGAGACTACTCCTCGTCCCATGTCGAGGCGGCGCTAACGGAGGTCGTCCGGGAGGCGGGCGACCCCCTGAACGGTCCTCTCGACCTGTCCGGGTTCTCGGGCGGGTCCGTCCTTGATCTCGGGGCAAACCCCGGGCCTTTCGGTGCGATTGTCGATATGGTGGTTGATTCCAACTCCGCCGCAGGAAATACACACTCCTATCACTTTGCGATTGACGGCACTTCCCTCGTCAAGGTATATGCCGAGAGTGACGGCGCGGGCGGGATTCAAAACTCGCGGCTTGACCTCCCGCAAGGGCGGTTTAAACTTGGAGAGGTGGGGGGCACCGACGCCGCCCGGACCGACTACTATCGTCATGACGGCGCGACAAATTACCGTGGTAAACAATTTCTGCAACCGGACGGCTCTTTCGCCGCTCAACTTTTTGACCATGACACCAATACCATACTCGCCACCCTCCAACTCCTCACGAGCGGGGAGATTGAAATTGATAGCGATTTGGTTCTTGCTACCGGCGAGACCGCGGTGGATAATACTAACAAGCAAGTGCCTCGCTCGTTTGTTGATGACGAAAAGGCAACCACCACGCTCACTTCCACCTCACTCACCACGAGTGACGAGGAGGCGGTGCTCGTGGACACCGCGGCCATTGGCGCGGCCTCCACGGTCACGTTGGCCTCGGCCGACGCCACGGCGGGCAACACTATCCGGGTAACGGACCTCACTGGCGCGGCCTCGTCCAACCCTATCACGGTCAACACCGAAAGCGGAGAGACCATTGACGGGACCTCAAGCTATGATATTAGCTCCCCGTATGCCTCCATTGTTCTCATGTCGGACGGCAACAATTGGGTCATTATCTCCGCGCAAGGTGCGGGGAGCCGCGGCCCTCCCGAGCACGACTTTAGCGGGGCCGAGACCGGGCAAGTGTCCGCCTCCTCGCAAGGCGTGCTCGTGGTCTCCTCGGTGGAGCCGGGGGAGATAGCCGAGGTTTACCGGGCGGTTCTTACCACGGACACGGTGGAGGCCGTGCAAAGCGGAGTAGACCTTGAGTTGGTGACGTTTGACAATTCGGGTGGGTTCACCTCGCAAGCCACCCTCGCCGCCGGTGACGGGGCCACTATCTATGATGACGTGACCGGCTCTCCCATAGCGAGTTACGGAAACACTGGCACCTCCGCTCAAAGTATCGGCGTTATTGTGGACAACACGCTCACGTCCGCGGTGAATATCGTTGCTATCACCGAGGGGAGGACCGGCCTATGACTTATCACGTTATAGCACCCGAGGAGGCTCTCTCCGACGGCTCCCCCGTCCGCAAGTCCATTTGGGAGGGTGTTTGGGAGCGCCTCAAGGATTGGGGCGGCGGCGTGCTTCGCGCTATGGCCCTCGGGCCGATTGGAGACATAGCCAACCCCACGCTCACGGAGCTTGATCAAGTCACTATTTTTGATGATTGGGTGGACGGAGACCACGTGGAGTATGACACCTATACCAATCAAGTGTCGGTTGGCTCCAACACCGTGTATAACGGCACGTATAGCGCGGAGCACACAACACCCGCTGACGGCAAGTATGTGAATATTTCCGTTTCAGGGCTTGACAATTATCCGAGTGCCGGGGACACGTTCCGATATTACTACTATCCCACGGACGCTTACTATGTGGGCGTTTTCGGGTGGGGCTATCAAGGCACCTCAATAGGCTCTAACGGATTTGTGCCAAGCGAGGGCGGCTATGCCGCGGAGCCTCGGGACGCGGATAATCTGATTAACCTTTACCTCAACTCTAACAGCTCCGCCGCTTCGGGGAGTTTAAGCCACGAGGTCAATCAATGGAATTACTGTAAGGTAGAGTGGACAACCGGCGGCAATCATAACGTGAGCTTCCACCGGGCCTCCGATGACGGCCAACTCGGGAGCGTGAGTGGCTCCGATGGCACTTATACGAGTGGCGGAATTGGCTTTGGACAAGACAATCAAAATAGTAACACCGTGACCTGCTATTACGATTATATCCACAAACCCACATGATTATGCCGGTAGAATATTTCACGACCCCAAACACGGAGTGGAAACATGACGGTGCGATACAAGACGCACCAAAATACGTCCGGGAGCGGTGCGAGGAGTGGTCAAGCGTCACCGAGGAGACTGCCGGCGGCTCAAGGCGGTGGCACGTCCGCGCCGAGGCCCCCCGCGAGGTCCTTGACGAGATAGCCGCCCAACCGGACGTGCGGGTGCTCACGCAAGCCGAGGTAGAGGCACGGTTAAACCGGGCCTCGGGCATGGACCGGAGCTTTGAGAAGTGGGAGAGCGGTCTTAACGCATCATGACAAAAAGCTCATTCGTGTATGAGGAGGGCACCGCCGTGGACGTGGGGAGTGACGGGCAACACGCCTTTGAGTTTGTGGGGGGCGCGGGTCTCCTTGACAACAACAAGAGCAACTTTGTGTTTGTTCACGGCACCGGCATAGGTGGCGGGATTAGCGTCATTATTGAGGGCGTGAGCGTTGGATTCTATGAGTCAAGTGACCGGACGCTCCGCGAGATACAAAATTCAGACAACCTTTACTATGATGACCCGGCGGGAGATAGTGACTCGCCCGGCTATGAAGCAGTCGGGTTCACCTCCTCGGGCACCTCTCATCGGATTTGGGTGGGTGTCTTTCACTCCACAAAAAACGGCGCGGACGATTGGGGGATTGGATATTACGGGTGGGGCAATGACGAAAACACGCAAGCCGAGTATGCCATGATATTTGAAAATTCGGACCCGATTGTGGCCGGGAACCCAACGGACCCGCCGGGGCAAGATGACCGGCTTAGTGAAGGCGCGAGCGGTGGTTTTCAAGATGACCAATATGGCACCGAGAGTGACGGGGACTTGCGGAGTGACCACGTTTATGGGCTAAGTTCGGGTGACGGCGGCCTCTATAAGATTGACCCCACGGCTACAAGCCTCCCAATCACGATTGAGGCCACCGTGACGGGGGCGACGGAACACCCAAACGGCGGCTCCGGGACAATCCCCGACTATTGGCGGGGCAACGGCCCCGATGACACCTTTACCGGCACGGTCTCTGGTTCCGATGACTCAATCACGGTGGAGTTGCGATAGTCCCGCTTGAGGGGGTTACCGGACTCGGTGAGGTATCCTTTTGAGTGAGCGCCATTAGGTGGACACTAAGAGTTACTATCAGGATCAATTGGGTGGAATAATTCTTCCGGATACTCGGAACAGTATGATAATGTTAGATATGAGGAAATATAGTTTGAGGTGGGATTTTCACGGGTGAAAATCCCGTAACGAATCTTCTTAGCACCCATCTACCACTCATTTGCTAACATGCTCGCGGGTTTCGCCATTGGCCCCGTCGAGGTTCTAATGACTATTACCCTCCTCGCGGCGGGCAGTATCGGGACGTGGCTATACCGTCATGAACGGTGGTTTAGGGAGATAGTGTTTCCGGTCGTTCAGGCGCTTACGGGTAAGAACCCGCGGGGCGACGACCTCGTGGGTCGAGACGGTATTATGGACGAGACGGACGACCGTCTCTCCGGGATAGAGAAGGATGTAGACGACCTGAAAGAACAGGTCGAGGAACTACAGGAACGGCTCGACCGGCATAATCAGAAAACGGAGAGGTATCTACGGCGCGTCGTCGCAAAAGTCGAGGGAATCAGTCTCGACGACGTGGACGAACCGCTGTTCCGAGACGGCGGAGTCGAAGGACCTCAACCGGACGGCGAACAGGAGACGGACGACTAACGGACGGCCTCGTCCGTTAACTTTAACTACCCGTGGCGGAAACCATACCCGTATGCCGTTAACACCGTGGGGCGACGACCGTCGCGGAGTCGCCCCAGAGGGGCGTTATTCCCTTCGGGAATAGCCCCGACGGGGCGACGACGGTCGTCGCCCCGCCGGGGCGGAGGGGGTCGCCACGGGCGACCCCCTCAATGAAGACAATCACAACCTCACTGGTAGAGGAGCAAAGTAGGGTTTAGCGGGAGCGGAGTGAAAGTGGTCGAGGAACAATTCGGGCGGTCCACAGGACCGCCCTCGACCCCGCCTCTATACAGGAGGCGTTACATGCGGCGGCGGAACACATGGCTAACAGGCCAAAAGTTGGCATGGAAGCTCCCCGTCCCGTGGTTTATCTTAGGTAAACTCTCGGTGGTGGGTTGGTTAGTCGAGGAACGAGAGAACGTCCGACGCTAACAGGCGAACCTCGTCGTTCTCAAAATGGACTCGGACGGGGCGACCTCCGACGCCGACTATGTTTAGGTCGCGGAGGTCGTAGACGCGTCTCTTAACGGTTCGTCGGGAGGAGGAAACGTTCTTCGTTAGTTCGTCGTACGTCTGACCCTCTCGGCGGAGAAGGGACGAGAGAATCAGGTAAATGTCGTCCGAGGACCCCGCCTTCTCGAACATGCGGCGATAGAGGTCGGGGTACTTCTCTTTTCGGAGGCGTTCAAGTTCTATCAGAATCTCGACGCCGCCCGCCCCGGGGACCTGTTCCTCGTACCGGCGTAACTCCTCTACATGGCTAACAGGCCAAAAGTTGGCATGAACGTCTCCTGTCGGGTGATTCGTCTCGGGAATGTCCTGTGCTATCTCGTCGATTGTAGGTTCGTCCTCGAACATATCTACGCCCCGTAGCCCCGGAAAGAACCGACCCTCTCCGTCTGTGCGGGCTACGTACTAATTCTTGTTAGTCGCGGGGTTTGAAAAGGTATCGGGTGGAGATAGCGTTAGTTAGTTCCTAAACAGAAAACAGGTCGGACCCGAGTTCTCGCCACACATGCCGGGAGTCCTCGTCCTTATCGGGGCATACCTGAACGTCTACGTCGCCGTCCCGGTCCCACTCGT